AAGGAATATTTGAGTCAAATGTAATCCTACCTAATGCACTATTAAATAGCGCAGTCCGATTTGATGGACTTCCCGTAGTTATAGGATCATAAACCGTACCCTCTCTGGCAATAGCCAAAATCTCTTTACCTTGTAAGGTTTTACCATAAAAAGATAACCCTTGTATAGAAGTACCTCCAGCAATTGTAACCCAATAGTCTGAGTCAACATTCTCATCACTTGTTGGACTTGAAGGACTCTCATCCATTGTAAAGCCTCCAGTTCCTATGATATTTACCGTACATTGTACAAAAGACTGTACATCACCTGAGATTGGTAAATTCTGTATTAAAGCCTCTCCCTCTATTGTTCTAACATCCCCATCTAAGTTAGTAAACTCAAACTGCCACTCCATTGTGGACCTTCTGACTGACTCTTGCATAAGGTAGAAAGGAGAGTATCTGTCACCATCATTATTAGTAACCAAAACCCCTGAAGCAGAGCCAGACCATTCTGTTCTCCTAATTCTGCGTTTAGTGAATAACCCATCATTAACCCCTGTTCTGTTAATTATCTCATTGGTCATTTCAAATGAGCAAGACTTAGCACAGAACACAGGATAATAAGTACCGCTAACCTTTATAGAGGCAATCATATTCGAGCCTCTTACTACCTTTGGGTCATTCATTTTTGAATATATTTAAACGAGTGGCCATCGTATGTCTTAGGTATAGAGCCATCCCCTACCTCAATCATATAAATAGACCATTCGCAATTATCAGTATCTTGTTCATAGTGTAAACACTTAAACTGCTTGTTATAAGTTGCAGGATGTACATCGTTCTGCCTATACATATGCATTAAATCGGGCAAATCAGGCAATCCTAGAGCATCAACCTTATCTGTGTCCAATCCATCAATAGTGGCCTCAAATGCGCTAAAAACCCTGTTAAATTGATTCCAAACCGCTTGATTCTGATGTTGACCATAAGGTATTTGGTCCTCTTGTGGCGCACCGCCTCCAGGCCAATCTATTGAATCGTAAAAATTCTCAGTTAGTTCGTATCTGTATGCCTGTATAGTAGTGCTTGCATCTATCTCAGAAATCGTTGATTCATCAAAAGCAATAGCAGTTTTGTTTAAAGTAACCGAATAAGAAATATCAACAACTCTAAACTTGCCATTATTGTTGGTTGTGTTTGTAATACGAATATAATCATTTATGGCAATGTATGGAGTCATAAATCCATCTATGGTTACATTTCCATTATCATCAAATATTGCATTGCCACTATAAATCGTATCAGCTAATAAGGTCCTTAACATAGCACCTTTCATTTCCACTCTTGGTGCATCTGTCATAAACACTTCAGTTTCCCTTTCTGCTTCAGTATTTATATCTTGCTCGCTTAAATGCTCTTGTCCTGTGTATCTTGCCCAACTACCATTAATCTTAGGTGTTAACTGAATATTTAAATCAGTAAACCAAGTATCACTAGAAAAGTAAATTGTGCTTACCTGATAATTAGCATTTAATAATCTTACATATAACTTGCCTGAATATGGAATATCAATTTCTGCACTTGAAGAAGTTATGTTTCCAATATTATTATTAACTGTCCAAGTCCACCAAGCAAACGCAGCAGGATTTATTGCATTCCATTGATTAGTAGTTGGATTTCCAGCAGAATCTAGTGTTCTATTATCCATTTGCCAATCATATACATCACTTCCTGTATCAGGAACTAATCTAACTTGTAATGGATTCCAATAATTTATACTTGCGCTTGTTCTAGCTTCAAAAGATATTCTTAATCTATCTCCAGCAACTACTGAAACAGGAGTTGAACGCACATTGTTAACATATAATGTTGACCCAATTGGACTAGGTTGAGATAATTCTAAATAACTATCCTGTTCATATCCATAATTATAAGTCTTTACTATTCTTGCAACATAATCAATCTGAGGTGGGTCAACAACCGCTTTAAAGTGTGTCCAACCTTCAGGTTTGTATAAACCTGTTGATGTTGGTTGAGTAAAATCAGGCTCTTGAATAACATCACCCCTATCCATACCAATATTTTGAACTATCTCTGTTGGATATTCAAAATTAAATATATTCTTAACTGATTTAAATGGTCTCTGAAGTGATAATCTAGCATCATCATTCATAAAGGCCATAGTGTAAAAGTCTGAGTCTGCACCAATATCCTTAGCATATAACTCAGTAATGTAATCACTAGGAGTTCCCTCGTAATCAAACCTACAAATCCTAAACTGAGCGTAATTAGCCTCATCTATGCTCTTAATAAACCAAACATTCTTTTGCTGGCTTAACTCACAGAACTCGCCTAGTATCTTTTGTAGTACAGTATAAGAATCTTCTAACTCGCCTAAGTCTGCCTCAAAGGTTTGAGCATTTAAGAAAACCGTATTGTAAAAATGGTATTCAGGATAGTCATAGATTGAATTAACTTCCAAAAGGTTCATTTGAATCCAAATGTCTAACTCTAATCCTGTCTTTTGTAAGGCCCAAGCGATTAATTTAATAAGAGGATGCGGACCAGTTAAGAATCTACCCTCATTATCACTCATTGGCACACTCTTTAGAAAAGCTATGCCATCAGTAGCAGTTAAAGTTAACACATTGGGATCAGGCTGAAAGGTCTGACCTAAATCAGACAAAGAAAGCCAACCTGTGTAAATAATATCACTCTCTGAATTAACTGCTATCTCTACTTTATATTGTGTATCACCGCCATTAGCAAATATCATCGCATTAACCTCATCGCTAGTAAAAACTCTAAGGGTGCAACTTTTACTTTTTATGGTAGTGAATTTATCTTCTGAATTATCAACAGTCTGTAAAACCACAGGAGCATCAGCTAACTCTAAATCTATAATAGAGCCATCATCTTCAGTTACATCAGTTATCTTGACATAAAAGGTCTGCTCATTCGGACTATTGTCCGTATAATCAACCTGCGTATTGACAAAACTTCCTTTGTAAAAATTAGCCATTTACTCTTAATTGACTTCTTTGTGTTCTAGCGTATGCTAAAATAATATCTTGACCTCTGAGTGTAGTTCCTCTGCCACTATCACCCGACCTACCGCCCATAAATGAGCCTACTGAGTTATTAGGAACAATTCCACCACTAACAGAAGGCACAAACAACTCTGGGCCTCTTTCCCCTACTAGATAAGGTGTTCCTCCACTTACTGGTCCTCCCAATGCCCTACCAGGTAATGTGATACCTGAAAGTAACTTAAAGGAAGATGAGAAAGGTGTACCTGTAATAAGTGAAACCAATCCTGCAATAGCAGCGGTTTGTATTAACGCTTGTACTAGTTGTTGAATACCTTGTGCAAGTCCATCAAAGAATCCACCAATAGCATCCCCACCCTTTTCTATTGAATTAAACAAACCATCAAAAGCAGGAGCCATTGCACCGCCTACAATATCAGAGACATTTCTAAACTTACCATAAGCAACATCTAATTGCTCGTTTAGGTAGTCTAATATCTCAGGGTTTTGTATTACAGCTTGAATATTTATTGGAGGTATCTCTAATCCAAAGAATGCAAATTTGTTTTTTATCTCTGCTAGTTGCTTACTAACATCAAGATTAAAAAAGTCTATTGTTACATTAGGCACAGGAATTGCAATTCCCTCTGCTGGTACTTCTATTGGTACATCAAAGGCATCTTTAGGGATGCTAATCTTAACAGGCTCTAAAGTAACCTTCTCAGGTCTTATTTTTAGGTCTTGTGGTCTAATTTTTAAATCATCTGCTAAAGCACCTTGTTTTTGTGCAATCTGATCAAGAATAACTTGTCTTTTTCTTTCTTCAGAAGCTAACTGAGTATTTAAAGTTAACTGAGTAACCTGCTCTTTAGTAAGCAATTTAGTAGCTTGCAATCTACCATCTAACCCCTGCTTTAGTCCTAAGTCAATGATTTTAGTAGTTGCACCCTTTCTTTCTAATTCAACAATAGAAGCACTAATATCATCTAACTCCCTTGTTAATACAGCAATTTCAGACCTAGCAACTAAACTAGCTGTGTATTTTTTATAAGCCTCAGTTAGTTTATCAACTAATCCAGCCTCATTCTTTAAATCACCAAAATATTGAGGACTTATCTGTTGTAGTTTCTTTAAGATAGCCTCTTTTTGCCCTCTTGTAGTATTCTCGCTATTTATTAAAAGAATTAGCTTATCTACCTCTGTTCTCTCTTGACCTAACTGCGTAATTATCTGCTTTTGTGCTTCAGCGGCTTTTTTAGACTGCTCTGCCAATTCTTTACTAGCAGCACTAGCGGCAAATAGTTTATCGCCATATTTAACAAGCAAAGAGGTCACAACTGATATTCCCAAAGCAATACCAGCAGGACCTGCTAATTGTCCTAATAAGGCTTTAAATGCACCTGTGGCTGATCCTGTGCTTGCCTTTAATGAATTAAAAGACTGTACTAATGGGTCAATGTTGTTAGCTACACCTATTATTCCAAATGGCGCATCCTGTACAACTCTACTAAAGTTAGTTAAAGTTGATGTAGCTTGACCAGTAACATTTGGTAAGGCTCTAAGTTTAGCAGCAGCTTTGTCAACAGAATTTCCAAACGCATTAGCATCCCGACTCGTTTGGTCTAGTTCAGCTTGTACTTGATTAAGACCTTGAACCGCACTTGTGACATTAGCACCTATCTGTATTTGTAAACCTTCAGCCATTCTTTATACGTTTTAAAGCCTCTTTCTCTCTCTTAGCCTTTAGTAAAGACCTGATTTGCTCTTGTGTCATTTCAGTCTTTTCTTCTAGCTGCCAACTATCCATAACAAACCTAGCACCATTCCCCTTACCTATCAATGCCTCACAAATGAGGGCAGTCTGAAACCTCAATAAGTATGACTCAGTCTTAACCTTATCAATATACCCTTTTCGTAAGAGTATATACTCATCAAACTCTAAGTCATAAAACTCAGCAGGATTTAAGCCAATCTGACCAAAAGCCTCTGACCTTATATCATCCCAAGTTAAGGATTTGCCACTTGGGTCTCTACTTCCCCCTGCTCTTTCGGTTTATTAACCTCTACAAACTTATTGATTAAATCAGCGGCCTCTGTCTCATCTAAATCACCTACCCAGTCTTGGACTTGCTCTAAAGAGACAAAGTCATTAGACTTGATATGTTTATAGTGGCAGTTAATACCTGCATAGACAATACCGCAAATAAAATCAAATTGCTTGTTTGGTTTGCTTAATAGTTCAGTCATTAAAAGAGGGTCAGAAGAAGTGGCTTCCCCATAGTATTTAGAAAACCACATCTTTCCGACATTTAATATTCTTTCTTGACCTCCTATTGTGTGTGTGATTTGTTTCATAGTGGTTATTTATTAGCTAGCTGGTTCAGTATCGATATCTCCCTCAATCTCAATAGTCATTGTGAACTTAGCAGTCTGACCGCTTACGTTCTGCTGACCAAGAGCAGAAATCCATCCGTAGCCACCGTGATAAACTACTTCAGATGAATCTGTTAAATGCCAATACTTTTTAGTGTTGTTAGCATACAGAGTTTGGAAATCATTAAATGAAGCCTCGTTAGCATCAGGAGCCGTATCAACAACTGCATTCAAAGTGAATCGGTTGTTTTGAGGTCCTAATACCTTTAGAGTTCCGCAGTTAGTCTCATCACTTACTACGTTGCGGCTGCCATCAAATGATCCCTCAGATTGACACACAGCCGACTTTTTTGCACCAGAGGGAGTGTCTGAATACTCGATAAACATCACACTGCCACTCAAAGTTGTTGGATCTGCCATTTTGTTTTATTTAATTTTGATTTATAAAATGCTCGTATCTTTTAATCACCCTAAATACTTTTTCAGCACCATCATCCTCGTATAATTCTGTCTCTGATTGGACAGTTATCTGAGTTATCTGAAAGTCTGTCAAAGTTATGCCAAAAGAATTAGGACTTAGTATTACTAGGTCATCAATCTCTTGTGCTATATCGTATGCAGTCTTACTATTGCCGATAGTTGGGAAATGTGTAAATATTTCAACTATGATAACAGCAGACCGAAAGAAAGCCGAATTATTTAACTCTGTGTCTGTTGACCCTTCTGCTCTAATTAGAACATAGTTACCAGTCTCAGTCACAGGTACTGCGTCCTTATAGACATTAACACTAATACCATTTAGTGTCTGATACCACTCAGTCTTAAGTTGATATAGTGCGTTTTTATATGCCATTTAATAGTGCAGTTACTCTATTTATTAATTTAGTCCTTACAGGTGCAACCTGCTTAAAAAAGAATGGTTTAGGACTGATACCATTCTTGTAGATTGAACGAGCAATCAAAAAGGTAATTGTGTCAATATCCTTTTGTGTCTGCCTGTCTTTTCTTCGTGTCTTTACACTATAAGTTGCTCCAATCTTTTTTCTTACAACCCACTTTCTAATAGACTCAAAAAGTGTAGTCGTTCCTGATCCCTTTACCCCTTTATACTGAGCAGCAAATTCCTCTGTGCCAGGATATGGGTTATATTTACCCTTTGTACCAAACTCAATGAAAGGTGCATAAAACTGATTTGCTGATACTTCGTAAGATAACGGACCTTTAGGCTTATAGGTTATTGACTTCAATAAGAATCCCCTATCTCCTCCCTGACTAGCCAAATCCTTTTTAGCTTGACCTAAAAAGTCCATAGCAGCCGCCTCTAATTCCGCATCTACTAAAACAGCAGTTTCTTTGCTAGCTTTAGCAATTCGGTCTTTAAGACTATCTAATCCTATGACATTTACTTTAATCAAGTTCAAAAATGCTAAATGCGCTTATCTCCCAATTAAATCTCTTTTCATCAACCCTCTTTGCGTTACTTATTGCATAGGTCTGACCGAAATACTGAATCTTATACTCAGGTGTGATATTGTAGTCTCTAAAATTAATCCTAAAGACTTTACTATCACCTAAGTTAGTTTTTCCGTCAGCTTGTGACCTACCACCACCATCATCAGTTACCTCTGCCCACATTTTGTATGTAGTCTGAATAGTCTCAGTAGCATCCCCATTGGCATCAATGGTAGTTGCATACTTTAGTAACTTGATTGGTTTGGTGTTGCCTATCATCCTATCCAGTTTGCTGTTTTAAACTTACTAGCGATTACCATAGCCTCTCTGCTTAAACCATCAATATTCTCATCACCTCTATTTATGTATCTATAAGCTACCTCTTTATACATAGCATCTTTTAACCCCTTTGGGAGAACAGTATAACCAGCCTCGTATTGCATAGTCATATTTTCGTAATTGGGATATTTTAAGACTCTACCGCTTAAAGAGATATCAAAGTCATCTGTGCTTATAGAGTCACCCTCATCATCTTTTACGTTAATGATTGTATTTACTGGACCAAAAGGAATCTCGAAGTTTCCTGCTAGGTTAGTAAACTCAATTTCGTATGTCTTAGGGATAAAAGATAAGCCTGTGTACTCCTCTAGTCTTTGTCTAGCTGATACAATCAAATCCTCAATAATAGCATCATCATCATTGAACTCAGATGAGATACTTTCTGATTGGTCAATAAAACCCTCTAGTCTAAGGTAATTCTTTACCTCATTAACAGTTAAAGGCTCTGTGATTCCAGACTCATTTGTCTGGTCCTCCCAATCTATTAGCAAATTGTATAACATAGACATTATTTAAAAAAAGGGGCGGGCCGAAACCCGACCCCTATCACCACATCAAACCACAGCACTAATTAGAATGATCCGTAGATGATTGCATCCGTTCTCATAATGTTGATGTCCTCAAAACACTCAACACGGGCAGTCACCAAGTTACGTTGGAAGTTGTCGCTATCCTCGTAAGAGAACTCAACACGCAATCCTTCAGTCTCAACACGCTCTAGGTAGTTAGCATCGATTATTAACGCCTTATCGTTAGTAACCCAGCTAGCACCGATTACAGGTACTCCTGCGATACGAACATTACCATTAGCATCGATTACAAATCCACCAGGTACAGAGTAGTCAGTAGGCTTAGTCTTAAGTAAGTCAGCCCATTGAGCATAAGATACCAAAGCGAAAGATGCTTCAAAGTTTGCATCTAATTGGTTTGCAATCCAGTCAACTAACTGCTCAGCATCAACAGAAGCAGATGTAGTAGTAGAACCAGTTGCAGCACTAGATACAGCTGAGAAGAAAGTACTGTTCTCTTTCTTGTAGAAATCACGGAGCAACATACGCTGCAAAGTGTTCTGTAAGAAAGGAAGTTGGAACATCATTTGCTTAGAGAAACGAGCGAAACCTGCGATGTAATCAGATACAACCTTAACT